AGCAGCTTCCTTAGCACCCGGATTATCAGTTTCTTCATCACGCTCACTAGAAATAGTAGCATCTTGTGAATCGCCTTGGCGAGGTTGAGTTTGATCACCTGCAACCTTAGCTGGGATGGATGTATCCTTACCGCCGGCAGCGCCTAGTTTGCCAGCAGCAGGTGCGTCTTCGGAAGAACCCTGTTTAGGGTTAGTTGCATCACCTGCAACCTTCTCATCTAGAACTTCTTCGGATAGTTGCTTCTTAGTTAGCAACTCTCTGATTTTGTTTTCTACACTCATTTGCGTCTCCTAAATGGATTTTTATATTCTATTTATAAAAATATTACTTTGAAGAAAGATGACGCAAGAAACGTTCAAAGACTTGGATCTTTGCTTCTTCGAGTTGTTTCTTACTTGCTTTCTTAATATACTTCTTAGACATATCGCAATGCTGTTCGGTCCAAACACCATTCACAACTAGCCATTCTTTATTTTCCATGATACCACGAACAAAGGCATCTGGTGCTGAGGGGTCAGCTACGATATCAGCCGCTGTTGCTAGATGAAAATCATCCTGCACAACTTGAACGCCGTCTCTGTTTTCCTTCAAAGTACCGAGGCCTCTTGACGAAACGCCAAGTTGACCGCCAGACTCAATTAGACCACGAGCGATATTGCCCATTGGTGTTTCTGTTAGTTTCGCTTTACCAATCCAGTTATCACCATCTTGGCGAAGTTCTGTAATGATATGCGATACTCTATCTAGATTGATTGATGGACCATCTGGATGTCCTAATTCACCAAAGGCTCTATTGTTCTCAACTGCTTCCTTCATGTAACGATTGATTTCTTTACCCATGATGTCTCCTGGGTACATACGGCCGTTACGATTTTTAATGTTGGACTGCAGGAAAACACCCTCAATATAGAGAGTCTTCTTACCTTCTTTTTCTTCTGTGATATAACGAACTTGTTCGTTGACTTCGGTAATAAGTTTCATTAGCCTAGGTCTCCTTGATCTTGATGTTGTTGTGGACCATAACCGGAAACCTTGGCAAGTTCTAGAACTACTGCGCCAGTACCAGAAGAAAAGTCAACTACAATATCTGAGCCATTTTCTTCATTGTCAGACCAGCCCAAGAATTCCATCTTGCCTGTACCAGAAAGATAATATAGAACTTCACTGTCTCTAGTAACCGTGGCGGTATCTCCATCTGACATTCCCCAATGAATGGTACGAATGTTTACTTTAGGTGAAGACTGTGTTTCAGATGTCTTCTTTAGGTCGGTAGCAAGGGCAATAGTGGCAGACCCGGTCCCGCGCACTTTGACCACGCCGTGAACTTGTGTTAACTTTAGTACCGTTTTCGTTGCCATTTACTATTCCCTTTACTTATTTCTTCTTGCCGCGAAGAAGTTTAAAATCGTGGCCGTCTACTTTACCATTCTTATTGGCGTCAATCTTATGTTGATCACCCTTTAGTTCTTCGTCAGTCTGTTCGACTTCTTCGTTGGCTTTCTTAGCCCTCTTGGCCATCTCAATTGTTTTGAGCGCACGCATAGAACCCATCATGTCTTTGTTCATCTTGGCAAAAGACTGTGGTTTCTTTAACGAGCTAGATTTACCATCTGCACTAGTATTATAATCTCTTTCGTGCTTTCCTTTTAGGTAACGATTCGCCATATCAGAAGAGATTTCATCGATTGTTTCGACTTCTTCGTTCGACAACTTGGCAGCAATAGCCATCTGACGGCGCTTCTCGTCGCTCTTACCCTTGAATTGAGGAGCATCGGAGTCCTTGAAGTCCTTGATAACATCACCCATCTTGGCTTTCGCCATGTTGATGCGCTCTTGAAGTTGTTTATAGGTCTTCATCGGTGTCCTCTATTTCTTCTAAATCGCCATGGTCATTTTCGTCGGTTACTTCGTAGTGATCGAAATCTTCGACATCATTATCTTCTGGCGTATCGTTATAAATTCCCGCTGCCATATCTTGTCGCATTTGATCTAATTGTTCGCCTGCTTTAAGGTCCATAATATCATTAAAAACTTGTTCGGCATCTGCAAAGGTGCCGCTTTCAATGTTATTTATTAAGTCACTAATGTTACTGTTGTCCATCATCTTGTCCTTGGTTTTGCTGTTGAACCTCTGCTGGAGGTTCGCCTTCTAGTGGTGAATAGTCGGGCGGCGAAACTTCAGGAGGACTTGCATCATTTTGCTTCTTAATCTCTTCAATTTCGTCGTCGGATAATTTAAGAATTTTATCTTGAACATACTCTCTACTATACATTGTGCCGATAAACGGTGCAACACCTTGAAGAATTTCAACTCTAGACTGTAGAATTTGTTGTTCTTTGGATTCTGTATAGAAAGCATCGGTTGCAAAAACATACTTGATATCATATCTCATCTTTTCCCAATCGGCTTCGGTAATGATACCTTTGAGAATAAGTTGGGTCTTTAGTAGATCATCAAATAGAAGTGTGAAACGACGGCGCAGTTTAGAAATAAACTTTGTAAACTTCCATTCGTCTCTATTGATTTCAGCAGCACGACCAAAGTTAAGGCCAGTTTGCTGTTCAAGTCTTGACATCGGAACGTTCAACGCTTGATATAGTTTGCGCTGGAAGTATTCGATGTCTCCCATTTCGCCTAAACCCTGACCACCTGGTAGAGTTTCAATCTGTGTGCCTCTACCACCTTCGCGGCGCGGCAACCAAAAATCTTCAAGCATTGACATAAACTTTTTATCATCACGTATTTCCCCAGTCTGAGAATCGTAAACAACTTTATTACGATACTGGTTCATGATACCCTTGAGATACTGTTCGGCTTTAATCTTTGGAAGATTGCCAACATCAACGTAGAATACACGGCGCTCTGGCGCTCTCGTGATACGATAGATGACTGCGGCATTTTCCATCATACGCAACTGATTTGCTGGGCGAATAGCCTTATGCAAATAAGATAGCGGCATATTTCTGTCCATGTCCTTCAAGCCAGAAGGAACAAAGCAGATAGAATCTTTTTCGATGCGCATGGTGGCACCGGCGGTAGAAGTGAGTGATGCAGATGGTGTGAACGTTTTGTTTGGAATTAGACCACGTTCATTATAGATAAAGTATTCTTTAATATCTTTAATGAACTCTACACCAGTTTTTGCATCCTTTTCCTTTTGGATCTCTCTCATCTTCTTAATTTTTCTTGGGTCAATATAGCGGATGTCTGCTAGACCCTTCTTTAGATTGGCTGTGTCAACGACTTTATGAAAGAAAAGTCTTCCATCGATGTACCAATGTCTAAAGTAATCTTGGGCTCTTAGATTGAAGTCCAACATATTAAGTAGTAGTTGAAATTCTTCTTGAACCATCTTCTTAATATTCTTAGACAAATCTACTTCATCAAGATCTATCTTTACTGGAGCTTCATCGTCCAGATTTGCAATAGAATCATTTACAATATCATCAATTGCAGTATCGATATCTGCCATCATAGCAATATCACGATACTTACGAATCAATTCTATTTCATTATTTGTGGTGCCATCGATATCGATGTATGTACCATAGTAGCCACCGGCTTTGATAGTTTCTACGCCACCATCGTCCGTTGGCGCCACAAACGATTTCTCAGTTTGTGACGCCGTAGACTTTTCAATTTTATAACCAAATATCTGCATTAAATTATCCTAGTTGGATGGAATTATGCAGTCAGATAATGTGAGTAGTTAAAAGTTACGGTGAACTCTTCAATTACGTCATTCTGACCATACTGTAGACCAATTTCCGACATGTTAATCGGGAAAGCATTATAAAGAACATATGTCATAAGTGGATCGTCATTACGATCTAGATGTTCTACTGACATATCGACTTGATAGTCAATTGGATTTAGAATACCAGTGTTGGCTTCTAGATCATTCATACCATTCATCCACTCTTCGAATGGACGACGAAGTGACATTGCAGTATCGTTAACAACTGTGATTGTGAACGGATCAAAGATGCGCTCACCTGCCAACTTAACTTCGCGGCCGCGGTATTGAATGATTGTTGGGTTTACTGTTGACGCAGGAAGTGCTGCACCTGTAACCAGTAGCGAATATTCTGTATCAGGAACCGAACCTACGAAACCTGGGAATGTTAGAATAACACGAAACTGGTTTGGTCTAGCACCACCAGCCCCTAGTAACCCTTTAAATTTTGAAATATCCATTTATAAATCTCCTATTTCTATTTAGTCGGGTTATTAGGCACCAACTTCTGTGAACGATACTGAGGTGCGAACCGCAACAAAGTTCAACTGGATGAAGTTGATCGAACGTGCTGGCTTGATATAGATATCAGCAACAAATTCGTTGCGATCAATAACTTCACCAGTATTGTTTGTTTCGTCACAAACCACGCGGAAGTCAAAGATGCCACGACGACCACGAACGTCACGTAGGAATGGTTCTACCATCGAACGGAACTGTGCGCGAGTGAAGACATCGTTGAATTCAAAGAGTTGATACTTAGCCGCAGTTGCGATAGCCTTTTGAAGAACGATGAATAGACGGCGAACGTTGATACGGTCAAAAGCACTTGGCTTTGTAAGAAGTGTCTTATCACCATAAAGTAGTGTGCCTTCGCCCGGGAAGGTAACAACTGGGTTAACGCCGCTCTTATACAGAACATCACGTTCTGTTTGATTTGGCGACCAAATCAACTTGACAACATTCTTAATCTGACCACGATTGAAGCCAGCTGGTGACCACCATGCATCATTTGTTTGATCTGTGCGGGCGCAGAGACCAGCCGTATCAGCGTTCAAAGGAACATTGACGTAAGCATCATTATAGCGGTCATATTGGCGTTTCCAACCAGAATCCATAACTGCATATGAAGTATTGCGGTTAATATCAGTTTGACGATATGCTACAACATCGGCCGCTTCTTCACCTGCGTTGTTATAAACATCCTCTAGGGGAGGCGAGAAGAATACCATACAATCTAGGCGGGCAAGTGCCACGCTGTCGATTGCATATTGGACAACTGCTGCGGCATGACCACCGGTTAGGATAAGTGAAATATCTACTGTTTCTTTATTTGCGAATAGTGCGTAACCAGATTGAAGGTTACCAGATGATGGTGCACCATCAACACCAGCACTAAGATTATATACTACTGGGTCAGCTAAAGTGTCAAATTCTGTATCAGCACCTGAACCCCAGTTTGTGCTTGCTGGATGATCCATCCACCACACATATTGTGAGCTATTTAGAACTTCTTTGTAATAGTTATTTGTTCCGTCTGCAATTCTAGCACCCACCATTTTAGATGCAAACGCATAAGTGGCAAGAACAGTACCAGATGAACCAGAAAACTTACCATCTGTATCGACGATTACAATATGTATCTCGTCGTCATCGCTGTTGTTTTCATTGGCGTAGACGCTCGTGCCAGGCGCGGCGTCAAAATATGAAGCATAGTCCCAGCCAGTAAACGAATCGACATCTGCTATGTGAACTGCAAGAGAATTGCCGTAAACACCCGGGTATTTAGCAGCAATTACACCAACCGCTGCTTGGCCACTAGCATAGTTTGCTTCATAGTGGTCTTCATTCTTAATAAGAATAGCGGTTCCGGTCGAAATAGCATTCTTAGCGGTGCTGCCGACTGAACGAACTAGCTGAAGGTTGTTACCATAGCCTAAAAAGTTGGCTGCGGTGAACCAGTCGATTGTATTTTTTGGTAGACCAAAGAACTTTCTAAGATCATTTTCTGATGCTACGGTACGAATTTCTTCTACCGGGCCCCAGTTGAAATCACCCACAAACGCGCCTGCCGAAGTCGATACGGCTGGGATAACGTTTGTTAGATCCTTCTCAGTTACTAGGACTCCTGGCGATAATTGAAAAGCCATATTCTTCTCCTCGTTGTAAACCTGACAATATTAACTTGTCGTTTTATGTTTTTATTTATAAAAATGTAAAAGTTACAGTAGCCAACCCGCTCGTCGAGGTTCTTCATCGTCTTGTGTAACTTTCCAAAGGTCACCATTTGATACAAAATAGTCTTCTTGGTGTCCATTACTTATTGTTCCGAATGGAGTTAGTTCATCCTCGATGCTATCCATTTGATCTTTATACATTTTCTCACGAATATCAACATTTGTCATATCTTTGAAGTATGGATTACTTGTCATCCATGCTAATAGAACGAGACTCATTACAAGGTCATCAAAGTAACCTTCGTCTGCCTGCCAAGATCCCTGTTTTTCAATGAATGTAGAGAACTCGGAAATTGTTTCGGCATCAAATACTAATAATTTTTGTTCTTCAAGTAGAGATTTTAGAGCAAAACAACCCTGTCTCTTTACTTGCTTAGTCATTCTAACACCGCGCTGGGTCTTTGTACCAAAACCGGGTGATAGATATTGCTTTAAAGCGGTCTTTACAGTAGTCAGAATATTATCATACTCTAACTCCATGTGTAGAATATCGGCCACCTGTTGGCCGATATCATTGATTTCAACAAGAATATATGCCTTGTTGTATTCGTTACCCACTTTAGCTACGATGTTAGGAAACAACATCGGAGCAATTTTATTATCACGATACTTTGCAACCAGTCTATATGGCGCTTCCGTAACATCTAAAACTGTGAAAGCAGAATAGTCTCCACCTACACCTCTTGCCGTGTCTACA